CAAAACCAAGACTTTGAAAGTCAAGGCGAAGGTTGTGAAGGATGATGGAGAAGAAGCTGGTGATGAGGTTGAGGCGATTATGAAGAGGAAGACGAAGAAGGATGCGTTGAAACCCGACGACGAAGACAAGCCAAAGCGGAAGTTGAGCGACTATCAGCAATTTGCTAAGGAACAACTTGCTTTCCTCAAACAGCGTGAAGACGCCAAAGAGGAAGGTCAGGAGAAGTTGAAGCAGAAAGATTTGATGAAACTTGTCGCGAAGCGTTGGAAGTTGAAGAAAGCGGATATTGACGAGAGTGAATGGGATGACAGGATGAACGAGGAAGACGAATAAATGGGTGATTGTATGTGGGGGACAAAGTAATTTTTTGTCCTTTTAGTAATTTAGAAGATGAGCCAATTTATAGGTGTTGGTAGTTATGGATGTGTTATAAGACCTAATTTAAATTGCGATGGTTCATTTGGAAAACCTAATACGATATCTAAATTTTTTTTTTATGAAAAAGATTATTTAATAGAAAAGGATATTCAAAAAAAGATTGATAAAATTGATAAAACCCATATTTTCACAATTAAAACAATTAGTAGTTGTAAAATTAAATTAACACCTGAGATTAAAGAAAATATTTATGATTTAAAATTATGCGATTTAGCTACTGATGATTTATATGAAATTAATTATGAATATGGAGGAATTAATTTACGCGAATTATCCCCTAATTTTTTAAAATTAGATAAATTTATTAATATTTTTTATGGTTTATCAATTCTTAATAAAAATAATTTAGCACATTGTGATATTAAATTAGATAATATTTTATATGATAAAGAGAAAAATAAATTTAATATTATTGATTTTGGTTATTTAAAACCAATTGATGAAGTATATCTTTATGAAAATATTACGTATTTTAAAGATAGTAAAACACATCCTTTATATCCAAATGAATTTAATATAATAATAAGTTATATTCATTATGAAAATTTAGAAGAATATAATTTAAATACCAATGATTTTATATTATTAATTGATGATTATATTGATATAATTAAAAAAATTACTAATATTTATTCATTAAAATTATTAGAAATTTATAATTATTTCAAATATGATATTTATAAAGAATTTGATTTAGAAAAATATAAGAAAATTAATATTGAAGAATTTGGTAATAAATTAGATGTTTATATGCTTGGAATAACTTTATACGAAATTCTCATTAAAATTTATTTGAATAAATCTTCTTTCCCTATAAAACTTATTCCATTAATTAAAAAAATGGTTCTTTTAAATCCTAATGAAAGAATTACAATTCAAGAAGCAACAACAGAATTTAAATCAATTATGAAGTTAAAAAAATAAAAAAACATCTTGTGCGGGGATCGAACCCGCGACCATTAGGTTAAAAGCCTAACGCTCTGCCTCCTGAGCTAACAAGACATATTAAATATATAAAATCTTATCTTTAAATCCTTTTTTTAATCAATTTCCATAAAATCGTCAATATCCATATAATCGGGCTTTTGTTTAATAAATACAAAAATCAAAATCATTTTTATAAATATAATTGAAAAAAAGTCCAAAAAATACTAATGTTTGGACTTTTCCCAACCTCCAACAAATTTACATATTCAACTTCCGCTCCCAAACCATAATCAAATCATCAACAGGCATCAAGTCCTCGATTTCCATATCTTCGACATCGTCTTCAACGTTCTTCTCAACATAGAACATCTCCTCATCATCATAAAGTTCTCCATTTGACGCGATGTAAGGCATATTGACCGAGGGTAAAATTTAATGAAATATTCATAATCATTTTTTTATGATTATTAAATAAATTAATACATTCTTATTAAGAATTATAGAAAAATAAAAACATACTTCCAGTGGGGTTTGAACCCACGACCTCACGATTATTAGTCGTATGCTCTAACCAACTGAGCTATGGAAGTATAATTTAATATAAAAAATAATCTTTATATCTATTTTTCTAATATACAGGTGGAGGACAAATAGGATTTTGTGTATCTATATTTAAACTATTATAAACGAAATTACAATTTTTAATTATAGGAAGTATTTGTAATTTTGGGTTTTTATCTAATAAAGCCATACGATTAAAATCATTTGGAATTACTCCCATATATAATAAGGTTAATGTTGTATTCAAATCGCCTATTTTATGATTAAAATAAAAGAAATAAATATTTTCAAGATTACTACTATATTTCTCATTATCTTTTAATGTTGGATAATATTTACTTAATAATTTTATTTCTCCAAAATTAAGAACTTCTGTTATTAAATATTCATCTATTTTCGTATGATTTCCTATAATCAAATTATAATGATACTCTTTTTCTAATTCCCTATTTTTCATATTAAATATTCCATATGAAGACATAAATGGACTTAATACATATATATGAACCGATTTCTTATTTTTATTATTATTACATAATATCTTCGTATTTTTTGTAATTTGAAAACCAGTATATAAACAATCAAATGGAAGAATTATAAAATCATCATCTTTAAAATTCTTCCATTTATCTGTTATTATCTTTACCTTAATTTCAGGATTAAGAAATTTAATCATCCTATAAATATATTTAAACATCCATCGATTACATTTACAACTACACTCATATATATAAATATTCTTCCTATCTATCTTTTTCACCATTTCTCTCACAGATTTAAATAATGTTTTCATAAATTCCATGAAACTTATATATTTAGTTTTATCCAAAATCTTTTGTATTATTGGTCTAATATCCTTATTACATTCTTTCAAAAATCTCCCTATATTTCTACTATCCAATGAATAATCACCATATTCATCTATATCATCGTTATTTAAAAATCTCGAAACATCTTCACCAAATAAACATGAAAACATTTTCTATTATTAAATAATCAAAAAAATAAAAATCGCTTCCAGTGAGATTCGAACTCACGACCTAATGGTTAACAGCCATTCGCTCTAACCGACTGAGCTATGGAAGCTTATTTATTTATAAAATCTTATCTTTATATCCTTTTTAATTAAAAATTGATTTATATATATGAAATCATTCGGGCAATATTTCACAACTAATATAGAACTTAAAGAAAAAATATTCGATTTTATTTTAAATAAACCTTCAAATATATTAGAACCATGTATAGGACAAGGTGATTTAATTAATTTCATCGGTAATAAAATACCTAATATAATTTTTGATATGTATGAAATTGATATGAATATTAAATTATTAGAGAATATTGATAAAAATAAAATTATTTATGGAGACTTTTTAAAACAAATAATTGATAAAAAATATACAACTATTATTGGAAATCCACCATATGTTAAAACAAAATCAGGTAATTTATATATAAATTTTACTGAAAAATGTTTTAATTTATTAGAAGATAATGGAGAATTAATATTTATAGTCCCGTCTGATTTCTTTAAATTAACAAGTGCTTCTATATTATTAAATAATATGATGTCATTAGGAAGTTTCACACATATATTTCATCCTCATAATGAAAAAATGTTTGACAATGCTTCTATTGATATTATAATATTTAGATATTGTAAAAATAACTTAATTGATAAAAAAGCATTATATAATAATGATTTACGCTATATTATAAATAATAATGGTTTAATTACATTTAATGAAGAATTTATAAATAATCATGTAATGTTTCAGGATTATTTTGATATATATGTAGGTATTGTTAGTGGAAAAGAAGAAGTATATAAAAATAAAATTGGAAATATTGAAGTTTTAAATGGCGAAGATAAAATAGATAAATATATTTATATAAATGAATTTCCGTGTGAAGATGAAAATATTAATAAATATTTATTAAGTCATAAACAAATACTTATTGAAAGAAAAATAAGAAAATTTAATGAAAAAAATTGGTTTGAATGGGGAGCACCAAGAAATATCAATACTATTATTAATAACCTTGGTAAAGAATGTATTTACATTTATAATTTAACACGTAAATCAAAAGTGTCTTTTATTGGAAATGTTAATTATTTTGGTGGAGGTTTAATAATGCTTAAACCTAAAAAAATATGTAATTTAAATAATATTGTATCTTATTTAAATAGCGATTTATTTAAAAATAATTTCATGTTTTCAGGAAGATTTAAGATTGGTCATAGACAAATAAGCAATTCATATATACCTAATGAATATTTATAAACTTAATGTTCTTATATTATCCATAAAAGTTTCTTTCCAACTTGGTTTAGGTTTTTGTAAGCATTCAATAAATAATTTTATTTTTTTATCAATATTTTCATATTTAAATATTCTGTTTTTATTCCAACATATTTGGAATGGTAAATTATTTATATTTGGTGTCAATATAGATAACCCTTTTATACTATTTATAATTATATCATTTGGATCTATTTTATTCAATACTATAAAATAATAATCTTTTTTATTATTTCTATTAAATTCCTTATTCTTTATTTTATTAAATAATATAATACTCATTTCACCATTATCATATGATTTAATTCTATGAATATCTAATAATTCATTTGTATATCCATATACACACATTGCTAAATTTCCTGTATTATCATTTGTTAAAGTTGTTGTGCTTTTAATATTTATTGGTATCCAACCATAATTATAATCATATGCTAATATATCATACCACATTCTAATTTTTGGTTTCTTGATTTTTTCTCCAAAAAATTCAATAAGTAAAATTAATTATATTTTCCTCATCAAAATTACTATTTATTCTTCCATCTTCACTAAATCTTGAACATTGATATGATTTTAAAGATAAATATTTTTTAATTTTATACATAATTAAAGGCATTCTTTTTAATCTAAAAATACATCCTCTATACCATTTTTTTATTTTAAAGAATATTCATTTTTTAATATATTACAGAATAGTTTCCAAAATATATTTTCAATATTATCATAATTAACATCATATTCAATTATAAGAACGTGTTTAAATTTATTTTTAACTTCTTTTAAAACTATTGGTATATATTCATCTTTTAATAATATTTTTTTATATTCATCTTTAAATTCATTTAATAAATCATAATAAATTTCACTAACGGATATATATTCTTCATCAATATCCATATTTATACTAAATATTATTATAAATATTTTAATCATTTTTTTCTTTTAAAAGAAAAAAAATGATTTTATAATTTCATTCAAATCATTTATACAAAATGTCAGACAAGACTATTAGAATTATTTACGGTAAAGAAAAACGCTCACTTATTAATAAAATTAAGAGAATTGCTTTTAATAGAAATGGTATCATTTTCGGTGGTCTTGTTAGAGATGAAATAATCGCGACATATTATAGAGAAGAATTTATTACTAAGAAACTCAATTTTAAAAAGTATTGGGATAAAGATTACCATCCTGAAACTAATAAAAGATTGCTTATCCCGAAAGATGTTGATATTTATTTTAGAGATGCTTCGCACATCCCAGAATTTATCGATGATATTAAGGCATTTGTCCAATTATTTAACGGATTTATTAATATCCATGATATGAGCAATTCTACTAATATTAGACATTTCAATTATAGTCTTAATATTCGTCTCAAACATACAAAATTATACATATCATTCATTTTAGGAAAAACCATCTCCTATTCTGGAACATCTATTAGACTTGAAATAGATATTATTAGTAATAATGATAATTCAATTCTAGATATTGAACCACCTTTCTATAATCTCGATTTTCATTCGAATATCTTCATTATGGAAAAACAAAATGGAATTGTTAATCTTCGTCCATCAAATTGTACCGGAACTCCATTGGATACTATGAATTTCTTCGACAAATCAAAGAATTGTGCTAAGATTTTATGCGATATCGTCAATCTACGCACACAATTCATTGGAAATAATACGAATTCTATTTATACTGAATATATCAATTGTTATAGAATTATTAAAATGATTGATAGGGGTGAATATTCATGGGATATCACAAATGTTCCATTCACACCTATTACCATCCTCGAAGAAGATGAAGATGATAGATGCTGTATTTGTTTGGAAAATTATAAAAAGGAACAATCTTTGATTTCGATTACTACTAATTCGAGAAGTAAAAATATCCTTCATAGGAGATGCTTTATCTCTTACTTGAAAGAAGAACAGAGAAAGAAATATAGAAATGATAATAATTTGATTGAGATTAGATGCCCATTTAGAAATCCATTTAATTTCAAAGATTGTTTCAAAAACGTTAATTATATTTAAAAACAATTTTTATTATTTTTAATTAATGGAAACATTGTTTATTAAAAATATAATTAATCGTCCGCTTTATGATAATACGCCTAATTTAATTATCAATGGACTTTTTGATTATAATCCTGATAAAATTGATATCATTAGTTTTACCAAACCACAAGAAGAATTTGAAATAATTGATAAAGATATTGATGAAGAATTGAAAAAGAAGAAGGATGAAATGATTAATGTTCTTAATAATGAAAAAAGACGAATTATTAAGATGCTTGAATATATCATCGTTAATTTAGATATTCATAAACTTAATTTATCTTATTATAAAATTTATGATTATGATAATATTTCTAAATTTATGAAAACAAAGGTTAAAAAACATTCTAATAATAATTTTTTTGATATCATGAAATTTAATATCAAAAATGGAATTAATAAAAATAAAGATGTGATTATTTCTAAAATTAATGAAATGACTAATAGTAATATCAATAATATTAATGAATTTAAATTAGCAACTTATTTTACCATTATTCAAATCATAGAACTATTTAACATTTATCTTAAATCCATTCATTATTCTATCGAACTTATTAATGAAAATCCTAATAATACTAATGAAGATTATTTAATAAATATGGATAATAAGTTTTTTAATATTACTGATGATGAAATTAATATTAGTCATCATAATATTATCAAAAATGCTTATAATAAAAATGTTGATAAAGATAAATTTAGTATTACATCTTCTACTATTATCAAAATTAAGAAAAAAACAAATGAAATTATTTTCAAATAAATAATTAAAATGATGAATAAAAAATATTTAATTAACAAATTATTAAGTTTGCCTGAAATTACCGATGAAGATTATAGAAATCTCATTCGAAAACGGAATAATATTAAAAATCAATTAGAGTTGTCTCAAATAAATGAAAGGATTAATTTATATAATGAAAAGAATATGATTATAAATCTTATAAAAACTCCATATAATTATTAATTACATGTTTTTTCTCTTATATACCATTCAACAGCATAAGAACTATTTCTTAATGCTTTGCTAATCGGTCTATCAGCAAATTTAGTATCGGGGTTAATATCATTTCCTAACGCATCTTTCCCAAACATTTCAAAATTACCTGCCGAAAATCCGTTGCTTTTATCAGTTGGATCGGGTTTTCCGTTTTTATCTTGTTTTTTATATGATGTTCCAATACCACCAACAACATCATTAGTATTATCTTTCGCATCATTAAAACTAAATCCCCATCTTACCTTTGATAAATAATTCGCTTGATCATAATTCATTCCATAAAATGAATTACCTACTGATGATATTACTTGACCTGAAAATATTTGATTTTTTTGATTTCTAAGAACCTTATCACCGGTTAATGGTGGATTAATAAATTTAAGAAGATTTTGAGCATATTCAAGACCATATATTTCTTTTACATTTAATTTTATTGCTTTATTTTTATTATATCTAAAAAAATCTAATGGTGATAAATTTGTAACTTTATTAACACCATTCACAAATTCACTTTTAACTACATTTTTTTCTCTCCAAATCCATCCACGTTTATTATAAGCTTCTGATAAATCACCACCTATTATTACCTTACCATTATCTGGATTTTTCACATAAAATATAGCCATCCATTCATTCGCCGGTGAATTATTAAATGTTTCAAATTTAGCATCATATTTTGCGGGATCAATATTTGTTTTATAAATTAAATCTCCAATACTACTTATTTGTAATTGCGTTTTCTCTGGATCTTTTTTCCATTCATCTTTAATGATATTATCAATATCAGTTGAAGTTGAATTTAATGTAGCAGGTGTATCAAAATATTTCGAATCATATGAAAAATTCTTACTATCATATACAGCTCTCATTGCTAACATCCATCCACCACCAAAATAATTTTTATCCATAATACAATAAATATATTTCGATCCAACATTTGGAATATTAATCCAATAATATCCATCTTTATATTTAGGAACCCATATATTTCCTTCTTTATTTTCTTGAACTGAAATTAATGTGAAGGCATATGATGGATTTTTTAATGGTGTAGCTTGTGTGCTTCCATCATTTACTAAATCTACTTCTGGTGGTTTATATTCCTGTGATACCATTATACTTTGTGTATCTTCTATTTCAGTTGTTTCATATGATCTATTTTCATTTTGTTTTGAAAGAACTCCATCATCAGCAAAATTCTCAAAATTACTATTATTCAAATATATGAAGAAATATATTAAACATATTAAAATGATGATGAATAAAACATTTAAAATAATTGACTTTATTTTCATTTTACTTATTATATATAAATTTTTATTTAAAAGTTTATTATAATAATTATTTATAAAAATACATGAATATTAAAAAAAGAGATGAGACATTAGTTTTATTTGACATTAATAAAATTAAAAATGCTCTATTAAAAGCATTCAAACATACTAATGTTGAAAATCCATCTATTGATGAAATCCTTTCACATATTAATAATGAACTTCTTCTAAAAAATAGCGATGTTTATGATATCGAAGATATTCAAGATGTTGTAGAAAAAACCCTCATGTTATTTAAATATTTTGATACTGCTAAACATTATATTAATTATAGAAACGAACATAATAAAAATAGAGATAATACCTCATATCTTGCTAAAATTCCAAATAATATTAAAACTAAATGGGGCATGCTTGGCTACGTTACTTATAAAAGAACATATGCTCGACGTTTAAATGAAGCCGATGATAATGATGAAACTACCGAAGAATTTCATGATACTATCATTAGAGTTCTTACGGGTAGTCAAAAACAATTGAAGGTTAATTTCACAAATGCTGAATTGGAACGGGCTTATAGATATATGATGGAACTTAAATTCTCCGTAGCTGGAAGATTTTTATGGCAATTGGGCACTGAAACTATTGATAAATTAGGTCTTATGAGCCTTCAAAATTGCGCATTTGTTAAAATTGATGAACCTATTAAGCCTTTTCTATGGATTTTTGATGTCCTAATGTTAGGAACTGGTGTAGGTTTTAACATTCAACAAGAAAATATTGATAAACTTCCACCTATTTTAGATGTAGATATCGTCATTAGTCGTAAGGATACTAAGGACGCCGATTTCATCGTTCCTGATAGTAGAGAAGGTTGGGTATCACTTCTCGAAAAAATGCTTGAAGCCTATTTTTATAAAGGTGTTTCCTTTAATTATTCAACCGTGTTAATTAGAAGTGCCGGAACAAAGATTAAAGGTTTTGGTGGTGTTGCTTCTGGTCCCGAAGATTTGGTTAAAGGCCTTAATTTAATTCAAGGAATTCTTAATAAAAGAAAAGGAGGTAAATTAACAAGTATTGATTGTTTAGATATCGTTAATATTATCGCCTCCGTGGTTGTCGCAGGTAATGTTAGAAGATGCTTACCAAAAGGAGCGAAAGTTCATACAAAAGACGGTCTTATTAATATTGAAGATATTATCATTGGAGACGAGGTTTTAACATCAAAGGGATATAGAAAAGTAGTTAATAAATTCGTTCAAGGAAAACAAGATGTCTATATTATTAATACGGATAAGGGGGAATTTAAAGGAACTCTTAATCATAAAATGATGGTATATGATGAAATTACAGAGGATTGTTATTGGAAAACTATCGGGGAACTTAAAACAGGTGAAAAGTTAGTTAATACGAAGACTAAGATTGAGGGTAATGCGAATATTGAATTACCTTCATTTGATTTTTCTAATAGACTTAATAGAATTGATACACCTAAATTTACACAAGAAATCGCGTGGTTATTTGGAATTATTAGTGGAAATTTTTATGAAAATGAAAAAGATATTATTCAATTTAAATTGAAATCGAATGAAATATTAAAGAAAGTTGTGAAAATTCTCGAGAATTTTGGAACATCTCTAAGAATTATTACAGATATTGATATTAATAATAATATTTATCAAATTAAAATTATTTCTAAGAATTTCTATAATTATATTAATAAATATTTTTCAAATGAAATTCCATTCTTTATTAATGAAACCACTTATAATAATCGCATGAATTATATTTCAGGTATTCTTGATAGTAATTTATGTTCTTTTAATGATGATATTATTACATTTGATAGATTTAATAATGATAATTTCAAAAAATCATTAATCATTCTTCTTTATTCTTGTGGAATTGAAACGCATTTATATGACAAAAAAATGATTATTGACGATTTTACGAATTTAAGTTATATGAATATTCAAACAAACCCGCCAAAAATTTATAAATTAAATTCAATGAATGTTGGTATTGCCGATATTAAAGATATTAAGTTATATGATTATTGTGAAACATTTGATATTGAAATTGATGATGTTCATGAATTCTTCTGTGATGGTTTCTTAACTCATAATTCAGCGCTTATCTGTATGGGCGATTGCGATGATGTTGAATATTTGAATGCGAAGAGATGGGATTTAGGAAATATTCCTAATTGGAGATGTATGAGCAATAATTCCGTTGTATGTAATGATATTAGCAAATTACCAGCAGAATTTTGGGAAGGTTATAATGGAAATGGAGAACCTTATGGATTAGTTAATATCGGTCTTTCACGAAAGATTGGTAGAATTAAAGATGGTTTTGAAAAATATCCTGATCCGTCTGTTGATGGTTTCAATCCATGTTTAGCAGGTGAAACATTAATCGCAGTTGCTGATGGAAGAGGTGCTGTAAGTATTAAAGAATTAGCCGAGGATGGAAGTGATATTCCTGTATATTCTGTAAATGATGAAGGAATGGTAGAAATTAAAATGGGAAGAAATCCAAGAATTACCGGTGTTAATCAAAAATTAGTTAAGGTAATTCTTGATGATAATACATTTGTTAAAACAACTCTTAATCATAAATTTAGACTTACTGATGGAACTATGATTGAAGCCAAGGATTTAAAACCAAAGATGAGTTTAACAAGATTACAAAAATCACATGCTAAAATTCAAGGAGGTGATAATACTACTTATATTTCTGTTCATACAAATACAAATAATTTTCAAAGAAATAGATATTATGAACATAGATTAATTGGAAAATTTATTAATCCAGAAAAATTTGATAAATTATATAATCCCGATATTAATAATGGAATTATTAAAGGAAATGTAGTAGTTCATCATAAAGATTATAATGGTCTTAATAATTGTCCATCTAATCTTGAAATTATGACATTTCAAGAACATTCTAAATTACATGGAGAAAATGACCAATGTGGAGAAAAGAACGGAATGTATGGAAAACATCATAGCGAAGACACTAAGAAATTAATTGGAGAAAAAACTATTGAAAGATGTAAAGACCCTGAATATATTGAAAAGGTATCAAAATCTCACAAAAAATGGTGTGATGAAAATATGATTAAATGTTCCCAAATTGGTTATGATAGATGGTGTGAAGAAGCAAAGAAGAAGACTGATTTAGAAACATTTATTCATGAAGGTATTCTAAGTGTTAAGAAATGTTGTGAGAATTGTGAAAAAGAATTCATTCTTCCATTTATTAAAAGAGAGATTTGCTATTGTTCCAGTCTATGTTCAAATAAATCTGTTAAGGCAATTGAGAAAAGAACACAAGGTAAATTAATCTTGTATGAGAAAAAACAAAAAGAGGTTCGTCATAATCAAATTATGGTTTATAAAGATTTACAAGAAGTTCTTGGAAGAGACCCATTTAAAGTAGAATGGGAGAATGAATGTAGAGAACGTTCTGTTCCTTTTAGATTGAGAACTCCTCATGAAAAGATTGTTAATCAATTCGCATTCCATTCCTATAAACAATTAAAAGAAGTTTCTCTTGATTATAATCATCGTGTTAAATCCATTGAATTCCTCGAAGAACCTGAGGATGTCTATAATATTACTGTCGATGATAATCATACTATTGGAATATTTACTGATTTCAAAAATTTCAAAGGTTCAGGAATTTTCACAGCTAATTGTGGAGAAATTCAGATATCAAATTTTGAGACATGCTGTTTGTCTGAGATTTATTTACCGAATATTAATAATTTAGAGGAATTAAAAGATGTTGGTAAATTTGCTTATAGAATTTGTAAGCATTCATTATTATTAAAATGTCATCAAAAAGAAACTGAAAGAATTGTTCGTAAGAATTCAAGAATTGGCGTAGGAATTACCGGATATTTACAATCTTCACAAGAACAGAAGGATTGGTTAAGTCATTTATATGATTATTTGAGAGAATATGATATAGAATATTCTAAAAAGATTGGAGCACCTCAATCAATTAGATTAACAACTATTAAACCATCTGGAACATTATCACTATTAGCGGGAGTTACTTCGGGAGCACATCCGGCAATTTATCAATATTTCATTCGTAGAATTAGAATATCTTCATCAAATACATCATTAATAAATCTTGCTCGTAGTCATAATTATTTCGTAGAATATCAAAGAAATTTTGATGGAACCGATGATAAGAATACGATGATTATTGAATTCCCTTGTTGTTATCCAGAAGGAACGGTTTTAGCGAAGGATATGAGCGCTATTCAACAATTAGAAACAATTAAAGAACTTCAAACAAATTGGAGTGATAATGCTGTTTCAGTAACAATTTATTATAGATTAGAAGAATTAGATGAAATTAAAGAATGGTTAAATAAAAATTATAATAATAATATTAAAAGTTGTAGTTTCCTATTACATAATGAACACGGATTTAAACAAGCACCTTTTGAAGAAATTACAAAGGAAAAATATGAAGAATTAATTAAGAAGGTAATACCTATTACCAGTGGAAAAATAAATAATATGAAGGATAATGAATTATCAAGTGATTGTGTTGGTGGAGCATGCCCTATTAGATAGGCGTTAAAATAGAACTTTTCTTATAAATAGTTTCACAACCATTTTTTTTATAACTTTCATATCTTGCGATAATGAAAAGATAATCACTCAATCTATTAATAAATGTCAAACAATTTTCATCAATATGCGAATAATTCTTTTTAACTTCTACCATCTTTCTCTCACATCTACGAGCAATTGCTCTTGATAGATGAATGTTATTAGAAGGTAAGATGAAATTAGATAATTTAGGTAATTCATCAGTAATAATATCTATCTCTTTTTCTAATATCTTCGTATATTCTAAATTAATATCAAAATTAAATTTCTTCTTGGGATTTGCTACAATTGTTCCTAAATCAAATAACCATGTTTGAATTTCATTTAAAAATCTTTCACTTTCGATAATTCCAATAAAACTATTTAATTCATCTATATCTCCAATTAAATCAATTAAATCACATGATTTAGAAACCCTGCTACAATCATATAGAGATGTTTCACCTTTATCACCTGTTTTTGTATATATCTTCATAATTCATATATTTTAAAATCATCCTTATATACCTATAAAGAAATTATTAAGAAGTAATGCGGATAATGCTCCAATTATTTGAGCTATTATATATAAAACAGTCATATCAGCCGGTAAATTACCTTTCATGAACATCATAATAGAAACCGCGGGATTGAAATGACCACCTGAAACAGCTCCACCGAGATAAATCGCAGCCAAAAGACCAACGGCAATTGCTATAACACCAATAGTTGAATCATGAACGACATTTAAAATTATTGAAAGGAAAAAAAGAGTTCCTAAAAACTCTGCTACTAATGCTTTCGCTGTCATTTTTCTATATTATAAATTAGAAATTAATTTTTCCATGATATTATTTAATTCTTCATCATAATACCATCTTTGACTTTCTTCATTTTTCCCAATCATTTTATATAAATCATAATACATTACCCATTCGCGATTATAAGTATTTCTAACATCACTTACCAAATAACATTCACCGCTGTAAGTAACAGTTTCATATTTAACTAATGTATGAGCCTTAAAATTCTTAACGTCGTGTTTAATCAGGAAATAAGACATTTTTCTATAAATATTTCTTTAAAAAATCAAAATCATTTTTTAATTATTTTCATTTAAAAATTTGGGAAAATCGGGAAATTTATTAATACATCTTAGATATAATTTTAATTCATCTTCATTAACACTCTTCTTATCTTTATTAACGGTATAATTATTCAAACAATTTTTATATTCCATACAATCAACATTTTTATTAATATTATCATTACATAAACACCATAGATAAGGCAAATCTTTTTTATTATTATTTATAAAATCCTGAGCGACTGGTGTTGGCATAGATGAATATAATTGACATATATCAGTATCTTTCTTATCATTCTTACTTTCTTTGAATAATTTCTCAATTAATATTAATTTATTTAGGAGAATATCTAATTGTTCTTGTGATATTTTCACTGGTAAATTTTCCGGAGGTTTCGTTTCTTTTATTTTCTTCATTTCTAATTGTAATTCTGCTTCTTTCTTCTTTAATTCCGCTTCTTTTTGTTCAATTGTAGTCATACCTTTAACGAGATTAGAAGCGATTGAATTATGAATTTCCTTATTTTTATTTAAATTCGATATTTCTTCTTCTAATTTTAATTTCGCCTCTTGTTTTTTCCGTGTTTCTTCATTAATATTATTTAATTGATTTCCTTTGACATTTAATTGAGCATTTAAAATCTCATTCTTTGATATAAAATCTTTATTAATTTTTTCGAGAACTTTTAATTTATCAACTTGTTCCGCCATTTTAACAACCGGTTCCACACCAGTATAATTAGAAGAATTAGAGGAATTCTCAAAATTTTCATAAATATCTATTGAAATTATCGTGAAACTATTATGAATGATAAATAACATTATTATTAACGGAATTAATACGATTATTATTATAGGAATTATTATTGTTATAAATAACATATCTAATTAATTTAAAGACAAAAATTAACTTATTAATAAATTTTCCAGAGATTTTATAAAATCATTAGTATCTATATTTCTTTCATTACGAAGATAATCAAATTCCATTTTAACATTTTCTCTTAATTTATAATCAAATGAATTTAACCATCTCGAATTGAAATCTTCATTTATTCTCGAAAAATCATTAGAATTTCTATATTTACTAATATAATTAATAATTTCATAACGAATTTCTTCCGTCATTTTTATGAATTAAATTAAAAAAATAAAAATCATTTTTTTGAAATGACAAAAATATTACTCCCATATTTCTGTCATCCTCCATAGAAACTCACTTAATCAAGTTCTCCATGGAGGCAATGAAATCATCCATCACCATCCGCGCATTCTCCTCATCATCACACCCATAAATCCTCTCATAACGAACGCAATCGTAATTGACCTTCACATCCTCGATAAGACTTACGTCCTTGAAGAAGCTCAACCAATCACAATTGAAATTGCGATACGCCCCCGATAAATCATCACTGCCCTTGAAGGTGGTGATAAACTCGTTGATTTCGCGAAGAATTTCGTTCATTTCTGTTTGTGGCTTTCGCCTGATTAATTTATATATCAAATAACATCATTTTTTATTAGTATTCTTAAATTTTAATACATAAGTAAATTTTCCAGAGATTTTATAAAATCATTAAATACCATCTTAGTATTTTCATCATAATCGCCGAAATATCTCTCAAAACGAACACAATCAAACATCATTTTACAATTATTAACTTCTATATGAGTGAATGAATTTAGCCAATTTGGGTCAAACATAGAATAAGCGATATTAAAATCATTGGAATTTTTGAATTTCTTAATATAAATAGTAATGTTTAAGCGATGTATGACAGACATATATAATTTTAAATTTATTATATAAATATCATTTTTTAAAAAAATGATTTTTAAATGAAATAATTAAATTATAGAAAATGGGTTCTGGTCAAAGTCTTTATGTTCAAAAACAAGAAGCATTCGTTCGTGAAAATCGTGAAGCATTTAAAAAAGAATTGAAAGGATATACTCGTGGTCAAATTGATGGAAAGTTGAGGCAATTATATGCTGGAACTGATAATTCAAAGGAGAATGCGAGGTCATATATTAATTCCACTACTTGGAATAATGCTCGTTCAAATGTAAGAATTACGAGATAAATTATTTCAATAACATTCTTGAAGCTTTTTCATTATTAATCTTAATTCTTCTATTTTCATTTTCAATTCTTTCAAGTCTCGCTCTTTCTTCTTCTTCTTCTCTTATTTTTTTATTTTCCATATAAAGTAATTCTTTTTCTGTTAATCCTTTTTTAAGCTTCTTCTCTCTATATTTCTGATATTCTTCAATATTATTAAAATCTTTCTTCGTTTTAATCTCAGCTTCACTTATTAATCTCGTCGTAGAATATGCCTTTTTATAATCCGTATATATAAGATTTCTACCATCTCTTTCAACCGGACTACTATAATCATCTGGCCTTTTACCACCAATCTCCGTATAATTCATTTTCTTAGCGAGAACCATAGGTTCAGGGTCTCTATATTTAATAATTTCATTCAATGGTTTTTCAGTATGTTTCTCAAAAATTTGATTAAAATTTTTATTATCAAACTTCTTATTATCTAATAATTTTTCTTGTTTAAAATCTTCGCGAATTTTACTACTTTTCTCCATAGTATCTCCATAACCATAATCTAATTCTTCATTTTCCATTCTACACATATTAAAAGTTCTATTAAATCTGTCATGGAAATTTTCATCGATTGGTGGTGGTTTTTTCTCATCTTTCTCATTTGAATAATATTCCTCAACCTGTTTCTTTAAATCAAGAAATGTTTTATCTTGTTGTTTAGCTTTAAAATCATAAGCGAGTTTTTTAAAACATTCAGTTACAAAATGAAAGATGATTTCATTACCACCTTTTTTATCAGGATGTGTTAATAAGGCGGTATATTTATAAGCATCTTTTAATTCATCCCAAGTAAAATTCTTTCTAACTTCGAGAACTTCATAAGGGTCTAATAATTCATAATTAATTTTTCTAAAATCAAATTTAGGGTCATTTTTAATAACTTCATAATATTGATGATAGGTATATTGCCGAGAACCGTTATTCCCCATATATATTTATATAAAAACTATTTTTAATTATTTTAAATAAATGACGTATAAATTATATGATATACTTGAAATTCCTAATAATGCTTCGCAAGAGGATATTAAGAAAGCATATAAAAAATTAGCAATTAAATATCATCCTGACAAAAATCCAAATAATCCATCGGCAGATGTTAAATTTAAGGAAATTTCAAATGCTTATTCTATTTTAAGCGATGATGAGAAAAAAAAGAGATATGACCATCTTGGAGATGAGAATTTTAATAATGATGGAAATAATGGCGGAGAAACCGAAGTAGATATTAATGAAATTTTTGGAAATATCTTTGGAAATAGAGGTGATCCATTTGGAGATAATTTCTTCGGTTTTAGAAATAATAGACAATCTAATAATAAATGTAATAATACGAATAAAACTATTAATGTTTCATTAGACGAGGTATATTTTGGAATTAATAAAAATCTTACATTTAAAATTCAACATTATTGTAAGAAATGTATGAAAAATTGTAAGAATTGTAATGGAAATGGAATTGTTCAGCAAATGATACAGATGGGACCATTTACACAAGTTATTTCGCAACCTTGTCATAATTGTCAAGGTGGTGGTGTATTCAATGAATGTAATAAGAAATGTGGGGAATGTAAAGGAGATGGTAAATATGAAACAGATAATTTATGTAATTTATCAGTTCCAAAAGGTTTTGAAGATGGTTTAAAAACTATTTTTAATAAATTGGGAGAACAACCGAAGAAACCTAATCAAGAAGCAGGAGATTTAATATTAGAAATCAAAGTTCAAGACCATCCACATTTTATTAGAAAGGGAAATGATTTAACTTATAAATTAGCAATTAATTTAACAGAAAGTATTTTAGGAAAGGATATTACTATTCCTTATTTTGATGATACTATTAAGATTAATATTAATCAATTTGGTATTATTAATCCAGAAAAACAATATATAATTAAAAACAGGGGTCTTCCTATCATGAATACGGATAAAAAGGGAAATCTATTTTTAGAATTTAAAATTAATTTTCCTAAACTTGAAAAAGATGAAATTGCGAATTTAACACAAGTTTTAAATAAAGCTTTCAAATATTAATTTGGAAAAGATAATTGTTTATCTTTAATAGGTTGAGTATTTTTCATATCATCTAAAAGACCTCCATAGAAATTTACTAAGAAACTATCACCATCTAATAATATATTATCATTATCTAATCCTCCAATACTATCATCATAAATATTCTTATAATAATTATTATCACAATAACAATTCTTATCTACCTTTTCAATTTTTTTCTCATCACTATTAAAAACGGGAATATTTTTAATAGTATTCAGCTCATTACCAGTGGGACATACACAATCAATTTTATAATTATGTTTTCTCGTATTATCATAATTAATATTAATAATAGAAGAATTCGTGGTTTTATCAAATATACGAAGATTATATTGACTATCACTATTATCTAATGTTATTTTACATCTCGAAGTTTTTAAAATACTTCTTTTAATCGTATCCCAATAAAAGATGATTATTAATAAGAATATGATAAATATAAAAGAAAGATGTAATAATATTTCAAATATTGTTTGTTTTTTCATCATAACCATATAAATATCATCAAATAGATATTTAATATTAATCATATTTCTATATTATACGAATATATTTACCAATAGAATTTGCCCTACATTTAATATATTCCTGATTATTTAGATATTCTATTCTTTGTCTTTCAACATCACTCATACCAATTTTATATGGAATTCTATTATTTTTATAACATATCTTAACTTCATTATCTATTTGTTTATAGACAATATTATCCTGTTCTTTCGATTGTTTTTTCGATGAAGGTTTATCATTTGGTTCATCATCTTTCAAATAACCTATATTTATTTCATAATCCGGAATGAGCATTTTTAGAATAGCTTTAATATTATCTCTTGAAAAATTTAAGAAACATAGATTAGATTTGATTAATCTCTTAGTATTTGTGGTCATCCCAAAGGCATCAATTAAACAATCAAATAATTTAAAAACCCCAAATTCTTGTAATGCTGGTAATGGTGGAATTTTTAACAATAAATCTTTAAGTGGTATAAATAATGTTTGAATACCTGTATCAGGTATAATTGTAATAATGATTATATAAATTATGTAAAATATCGTGTAAAAAATTACGATAAATAATAATACGGGGCTACCTCTAACACATACAAATTTCATAATGCTTAAAACAAGATTATTAATAGACGAATGAACATAAATAGGTTTTTCAGATATAAATGGTTTTCTAATTAAATCAACACATAATACAAATATATAAAGGAAATCTATTATAAGTAAAATCACGGATAATATAACGGTTAAATAAATAAAATCCATTATTTAATATATTTACATTTTAATTTTCATATAACTTTTTAGAGTATCAAAATTACAATCAACATTATTTTTATTATCGCCAAATGTATTCGATAGCGTATTATCTTCACCATATTTATTTAATCCTTTGCCCTTATTAACACATACCTTATATTCCTTCATTATCTTATTTTTAATAATTTTATTTTCGCTATCACTTTGAATGATTTCCTTGGATTTTTCTTCATTTTCATCATCAATCGTTGAAGTTTTATACTTATCATCTTGAAGACCCTTTGAAATCTTCTCATTATTCGGTTCATTCAATATTAAAACATCATTTATCATTGACTTTAAATTATCATAGAAGAATGAATAAACATCATTAGCATCACTTATTAAAATATGTTTAATCGTCTGTTCGCTAAATATACTTAAAAAAAGTCTTCTCATAAGAGGTAATATACCTCTTTCAGTTAATCTCTTGAAAGGTATTAATAATATTTCTTTTAATGGTATAGGGACTATAAATGGAATGAATGGAATAGGGACGATAATTATAAAAGGAACATATAATATAATTATCATCCAAAAAGCAAATATATGTAATAAAATAAATAAGATAATTAATAAAGTATAAGTTAATATATAATCTATAAAAGGGAGGATATATATATGAAATCCTTTTTCGGCAAAAAATTGAATATCGAACGGATGTAAATCTTCGGTTAAATAAATGATTTGATAAATATTTGTGAATATATAATACATCGTTATTATCGCCCATAATATAAATAGAAATAGACATATGAAAATTATTTTATCTAATCCATCTAATCTATTAAAATAATCTGTTTTAAAAAAAACTTTATAAGTAAAAATTATTTTAAAAAATAAAATAAAAAAAATAAGCATTCTATTTTTTTATAATTATATTATATTTATTATTAAATTCGTTAATGAAACATAATGGAATTTGACGCAAATCTACCAATTTTTTATTAAATAAATATTTCTCAATTAACCCATTATCCGTTAAATATTTTATTCTATTTTCTTCTTCCATCATCGCAAGTCTTAATGCTTGTTCGCTTCGCATTCCCGAATAAATCTTTGGAATATTATCACTCTTATCTCCAAATATTATCTTATATTCCAATTCATAAATAGGATTGTGTTTAATTCTCAATGATAAATCTTTGAACTGCATGTTAATTATTGACACTCGTTCATTATACATCTGTAAATAATCATTATCATTCGTAATAATTACAATTTTACTATCTTTAATTTCATCTTTTATTTTTGCTTGAAGAAGATACGCGATATCATCTGCTTCTAGTTTATCCAATTCACAATAATTATAGCAATTATTTGAAATATATGTTTTGAATAATACGAAGATTTGGCTATCAAAATTCGATTTCTTTCCACGACCTTCTTTATAATCCTTATAAAGCTCATTTCGCCATATCTCACTTCTATTACAATCATTACATAAGATAATATTTCCTTTAATCGTTTTAAATTTTTTCATTAATTTCTTAACATCATTCTCATAATGTCGAAAGAATGCTAATATGAATTCGTCATTACTTGTTAAATTATTAAAATCTAATTCTTCGGTGGTTTGTTTTCTAAACCAACTCAAAGTTGCGAAATAGCGATTAAATATATAATAACTTTGGTCTATGAGAATAACAGGTTTGGAGTTATTAATAATGATCGACATAATCTAAATATTAATATTAAATTTCTAAATCATTTTTTAATTTAAAAATGATTTTGATTTATTAATATTATTAAGAAAAGTTATGAACGAAAAACAATTGGAAGCATTAGAAATCGTCAAAAATGGAAGAAATATGTTCTTAACTGGTTCAGCCGGAACAGGTAAATCATATACAATTAAAGAAATCATTAAATATTTAGAAGCTAATAATATTAATTATGGTTTAACCGCTTTAACAGGTTGTGCCGCCGTTTTAATAAATGGTCAAACAATTCATTCTTTCTTAGGATTAGGAATTTCCCGTGATTTAAGAACAATTATTAAAAATCTCGAAAAATTCAAAAAACAATTGAATATCATTAAAAATCTTCAAACATTAATTATTGACGAAGTTTCAATGATGGATAATGAATTATTCGAATTAATTAATAATCTTCTCAAATATATTAAGAAAAATGATAAGAGTTTTGGAGGAATTCAGCTAATATTAGTAGGCGATTTCTATCAACTTCCTCCAATTGTTAATGATTATTGTTTCACATCTCATATATGGGATGATTTGAATTTAGTTCCAATAGTTTTAACGGAGATTATTCGCCAGAAAGACGATGATGAATTAAAAAAGATTTTAGAAGAAATTAGAAATGAGAAATTAAGTGAAAATTCCCTTGAAATCCTTAAAAACCTCGTTATTACGGATAGGAAATATAAAGAAGATGAAATAAAACCAACGAGATTATATCCAATTAATACTAATGTTGATAAAATTAATGCGTATGAATATAAGAAATTGTTAAAGAAAAATGATAATAAGGAAGTTTTATATAAAGCCCGAACAAATACTAAGGAAAATGTAGAAACATATGATATTAATTTGACTTTAAATGCTCAAATAATGGTAATAAGGAATATATCGGTGGAAAATAAATTAGTAAATGGAACTCGTGGAATTGTAGTAGAGATGAAAGAAAATAGTGTTATTATTAGGGATAATGATGATAGATTACATGAAATCATATATCATACGGATATTAATGAGAATAATAAAAAGAAGATTTCATTTATGCCCTTAAAATTAGCATATGCTATATCTATTCATAAATCCCAAGGCGCGTCTATTGATAACCTTGAAATAGATTTGGGAGATGATATATTCATATCTGGTCAATTATATACCGCTATATCTCGTTCAACAAATATTAAGAATTTAAAATTAATAAATTTCTCTAAAAGTTCTTTAATAAAAAATAAAAAAATAAATAACTTTTATAAAAAAATCTATACATATAATAGAAATAATTAAGATATGAATACTTTAACTAAAAATGAAGCTTACCAAAACCTTTTTGATAGTTTTGTTAGTGGCGGTGGTTTACAACAAGATGAATTTGAAGATGTATTTAATCGCGAACAAGATGATGAATTTGATGGAGGTGCTCGTAAGAAGAAATCCCCTGCTGAAAAGAAAGGAAAGGCTCCTCGTAAAGCTCTTGCCCCTAAACCCAAGAAATCACCGAAAGCCAAAAAGGCGGTTAAAGAAGATGGTGAAGATGTCGTTAAAGTTGATGTTTTCACCGTAATGAAATCAAGCACTGGTGAAACTGGTGGAACTTATAAATCACGAACTCCCCGAAGTGCCGCCCTTAAAGCCGCCGGAAAACTTTTCAAGAATAAGCCTTCTGCCCGTTCTTTAACTTTTGTATTACAAAAAATTACTCCCAAATCAAATAAACGTGTTTATGCGTATGAAGCTACTATCGAGAAATTCGATAATCCCGATGTTTTTTATAAGAAGGATAAGAAGGGTAATAAAATCGCTTATACCAAAGATAGAAATGGAAAAGATATTCCTATAATGCGCCGTGTTAAGGATAAAGAAGGAAATACTATTGAAATCCCCATAACCCGCAAAGTTTCTATCAAGAAGATTGAAGTTGATCCCGAAATTCGCCAAGAACAAAAGGATGCCCTTAAAGCTGAACGCAAGGAACGCCGTGATAAGGAAAAGGCCAAAGCCAAGAAAGCCGAAAAGGCGGAAAAGAAAGCCCGTGGCGAAGATAAACCAAAGAAAGCCAAGGCTCCCAAGAAAGAAAAGGCTCCCAAGAAAGATAAGGAGGTTTTAAAAAAGGTTAAAGCTGAGAAAAAGAAACAAGATAAACTCTTAAAAAAGGCTGATGAACTTTTAACCAAATATTCTAAATCTCTCAAAGTTGAAGATAAGAAACCCAAGAAAGGCCGAGGCAAAAAAGTCAATAATTTCTGGGGTGGCGCATGTTCAACATCAACTTGTTATTGATAAATAATTAATATAAGAAAATATGTTTATTTTTATTTAAGAATTATTTTAATATAAAATGAAGCTTAAATACTATTGGATTAATATTGGAAGTTCTATAAAAAGAAAGGAATTTATGGAAACCCAATTCAAAAATCTTGGTTATGATAATAAAAGGATTGAAGCAATTGTTCCGGATAATTTTCCAGAAATTCTCGAAGATGAACCTCCATATTATTGTGGTAATAATTGTTGTCTTTTAAATGAATGTAATGATTGTAAATTTGAATATGCTTGTATTTGTTCGCATTTAAAGGCCATTTATGAAGGTTTTAAAGATGGTGATGAATATTTCATAATATGTGAAGATGATATTTATTTTCCATTTGAAGTTGATTATGAGAGTTTAATTAAAAAACTTCCGGAAGATTTTGACATATTCCAGACGATGGTTTTAGATGAAGGTGCTAATGATTTATTATATAATCATTTTGTCGCAACTAATGATATATATATGAAATATGACCATAATAAATGCTTTTTTTCTACTGGGATGTATATAATTAGTCGCATAGGTGCGTATAAACTTCTTAATAATTTAATTAATAAAACTTCACATAAATTTGATTTTAGAAATATTAATATTATTAAACAAGCTGATTATTTATTATATATATGTGTTAATACATATACTTCAACTTTTCCTTTATGTATTCCTAATATTACGATATTGAGTGAAATTCATCCACAACATTTCATATTACATAAGAAAGCGATTATTAAGATATTAGACGTTATGAATAATGTTGATAAATATCCTTATTTGAAGAAAAAAGATGCTATTAAATATTATTGGATTAATTTAGATAGAGCGACGGAACGGAAGGAATTTATGGAAAATCAATTTAATCAATATAATATAAATAATGAACGAATATCCGCTAAAACTCCAAATGATTTAAATGAAATATTGGAAGATAAACCACCATTCTTCTGTGGTTATAAAGAATGTCTCGAAAATAAATGTAAAAATTGTCCAATTGAATTTGCTACCTTGTGTTCCCATTTAGAAGCAATTAAAAGAGGTTATATGTCTGGTAGTAAATATTTTATAGTATGTGAAGACGACGTTATATTAAAATTTGATATTAATTTTGAGAAAATTATTAGTAATTTTCCGGATGATTTTGAAATATTTCAAATGATGGTTATTAGTAAAGGTCATCTCGAATATTTCTATAATGAGGGATTTCTTAAAAATAGTTTCTTCATTAAATATACACCTATAACACCTTCGGCAGCCTTTTATTTAATATCAAATAAAGGCGCAGAAAAAATATTAGAAAAATTCTGGAATAAGGAAACAAATAAATGGGATATGAGGAATTTCGACGGTCTTAAAGTCGCAGACGTTCTATTATTTCAATCGGTTAATACATGTGTTTCAACATTTCCCTTATGTTCCTTTAATATTAATTTTAAATCGCAGATACACGATTTCCATTTTCAGGCACATTATGAAGCATTTGAGGCAATAACTGAAATTCATAAAAATTATAAATTAAATCCATTAATTAATCGTCTTTTAACCCATTGATGATTTATCTAAATTATTCAAATCAAATTTATCATTAAAGAAATATATTGCTATTAATTTCTTTCTATGAATTCTTAATTTATCGCATATATTTAACAACCGTATTTCATCATCTTTATTTCTAATCCATTCATTAAATAATTTATTATATAATTCCACACTTTCATTTATTAACGGATATTTGCTACATTTATTCGTAGCAAGCATTTGAGCTTCTTCCGCTAATCCTATAATATGGAGGAAATGTTTAGTAATACAATCCCTACATCTCTTATTTTTATTTGTTATATGTTCTTCTAATAATATTGATTGTTTAACAATTTGTTGGAAATTATAAGCAGGGTTGCTAACAGGGTCTAATGCTCCACAAGAAACAACATCACATGTTCCATATTTCTTTTTAGGTGATGATTTATTTTTAGTCGTTAAATATAATATTATCAAAAGACTTAATAGGATTGTAAGCATAATTATTAAATTTAACATTTTTTTCTAATATTAATATGTATTATAATTATTAGAAAGTTTTAAAAAATTGATTTATTCCTATATATTTAATTATTACGTCTAACTAACAGATGACAACTGCTAAGGTTTGTAATTTCTCCTGCTCGTGCGTTCGTGAGGATTGTTCTTTCAAGCATCGCATTGACGAACTCGAACTTCGCAAGGAGTTCAAGAAAATCGTTGATGAGGTGTATGACAAGAATGCTCATAACGAAACTGATCCGGAGGGTATCCGCCATCTCCCCTGTATCCACGGTTTCATCTGTGGGAAGGAGGATTGCGGGTTCAAGCATCGTTGCTCGTTTGCTGGAAGGAAGTTGATTATCGCTCAATGGAACAAGGCACACCCGAGGGAGCGCAAGGAGTTGTCGGCGGATGGTATGAAGAAACTTGAAGAACTGGCGTCTTTGGAGGGAATGAGCGTGAAGCAGATGCTCAATTCCTACATTCACCAGAAGGAATAGTTTTTTTGTATTTAAGATAATAATAAATATAATAAGTCAATGTTTAATGATTTTTATTTCATTTATAAAATGATTAAAGGAGATGGAATTAAATTGAAATATGCTTCATTGGAATTAAGAGATAATTTTTTGATTGTTTTTGAAGCTGTTAAGAATAATGGTTTTGCGCTTGAATTTGTTTCACCAAGATTAAGAAATAATAAGGAAATTATTAAAAGGGCATTAAAAGTTAATGAAGATATTGGATTACATAATTATTGGGATTTCCTATTATCTTTTAAGAAAGATTTAACATTCCTTAATTTCATAAAAATAGATTTGATAAATGATATAGATATTATTAGAATTAATCCAGATGTAATTGAATATACTTCTAATGAAATTAGAGATAATAATGAGATTATGTTAGAAGTTATTAGAAAAAATGGATTAAATCTTAAATTCGCTTCTTATAATATTAGAGATAATTATGATATGTGTTTAGAGGCTGTTAGAAATAATGTCAATTCATGTTTATATATATCTGAAAATCTTAAAGAAAATATTAAATTTGCGATGGATGCTATAAATATTAATAGTTTTTCATTACAATTCTTTTCTAATGAAATTAAGAATAATTTTGAAATTGTTAAATACGCGGTTTCTATTAATGGCTTATCTTTAATATATGCTTCAAACGAGCTTAAAAATAATATTAAGATTGTTGAAATAGCTATAAATAATAATCCTATTTCTTATAAATATATTTCAAATGAACTTAAAAAAGATTATGAATTAGCATTAAAAACAATAAAATTAAAAGGATATACTCTAAAATTAATGTCAAAAGAATTTAGAAATAATTTTAATATTGTAATGGAAGCAATTAAATATAATAATAATTCCTTTACCATTTTTTATGCTTCTCCTGAATTAAAAGATAATTATGATATTATGATGGAAGCAGTTAAAAGAAATGGGTATAGTCTTAAATTCGCTTCAAAAAATATCCAAAAAAATCCTCAAATATGTATAGAAGCTATTAAGAATAATAGGTGTGCTTATGAATTTATAGATATTTCATTAAAGGACAAAAAATCTATCCCCGCAAATGAGCGCGAACCTTCATCAACGCCTTCCCAAGACGGTTTGTCCCCTTCCAATCCTTCTCATCCGTTTGGAGCGTATCCGTGATATTCTGTCCATTCCCCCAGATGATATCATAGGGAGAGCATTCGACGATAATCTTATCCCCAGTAGCCAACAGCAACCTCTTCAAATCCTCATTTTGCGAGAACTTGGCGAGATTAGCGTTGAAAACGATGTTATCGGCTACCTCATTCCACGCATTTTCGTCGAAATTCTTGACATGACGCCCCAACGACTTCTGCTCCTTCGGTTCAAACGAGTTAAGAATGAGCTTGGCACTGTCGTCATCACCGAAGAAAATTGCCTTCTGGTGCATCATTCGCTTCTCACAGCAGTTATAGGTAATCCCGTCCAAGATGAAATCACGAATGAACCATTGTGAAGGCCAATTCGACTTGAAATAAACACCGTTCGCATTCTCGTAAAACTTCTCGTCAGTATTCATCATTTCCTGATTAATTTATGTATAAAGATAAATCATATTTTTATATTTTTCTTTTATTTTCATTACATATTTAAAAAATAGAATTGATTAAATATTTAAATGACAAATCATCGCGCTAAATGGACTATTAAAGAATTTAATGAATTATTAGTAGAGACGAAGAATAAAGTTGAGATTAGTAAAATTGCTGAAAATCATAAAAGAACCATTGATGCTATTAAATATCGATTGATTAGATATGGTGTTAAGATGATTAAAGAAAAACCTACTATATCTCTGGAAGAAGTTCAAAATATAACTAATTTGACGAGAGATGAATTATTAGAAGGTTTTGAAAAAATTAATTATGATTATATTGAAATTAAAGAAGATATTTATATGAAACATATCAATTATTTGTATTGGGAAATATTCTTATTATGGACTTCATGTATTATCCATAATTTTCTATCACATTAATTTTATAGTAGTTGATGCTGGATTTACGTATGCCCAATATTTCTTATCAGCAATCATTCGTGTAGGTTGAATAACCGCAAATCCAAAATAAATCATTAATGTGGATATTAGAATTATACATAAGATAATTATGAATATGAAGAGATGTGGAGTAATTGAATATAATATTAATGAAATTAATAAGATTATAGCAAAATAAATATTAAAAATAATTATGTAATATAAATAATTTATTTGTTTTTTTATTATTTCAATCATATTATTTAAATATATTGATTTAACCTGATTTTTTTCTAATTTCCTTTTTTTTTCCAAATACATATTATATATATAAATATTAGCATCGCGAGAGAAACTTTTACTTCCAATAGTATAAATATTAGTTCTTAATTTATTAAATAAATCATTAATAGCATTTGAATAATCATTTATAGATGGAAGTAAATCATTATAAAATTTAGCATGTGATGATGCTGATAATACTGATATTTCTACCGATGTTCCTGATTTTATAATAGCATCAGCAAAATTCTCATTTATATATTTAAAATTAATATAATAGATTATTGAAATTATTAATAATAGCACAAAATAAACGATATTATTAGTATCTGCTGAAAATATTGGAAATATTGTTATTGAAATAATGATAACAATAATAATTATCAATGATATTATTAAAATTGTAGATTTTTGTTTTATAGATTTATATTTATCAATTTCATCATTATATAATTTTATCGAATTATTTAATTTATCTTGTGTTTTTACATATTCTTCTTTTAATGTATTCAAAACATTTATCTTATTAATATAAGCATTCTTATCAATCAAATAATTATTATTAAAATGTGTATCGATCAATTGTTTAATATTCTTCGTATTTTCTGTAATTAATGATTTAATTTTATCTGAATGTTCAGATGTATAAATATCACTCGATGATAATGTAGGACTAATATTAACATCAGTATCAGTATATCTTAAAATAACAATACCAGAACCACCAGAAGCTCCTGAACTATTATCATATGTAGCAGAAAGAGAATCTGGTAAATATACATCATATTGATAACATCCTCCTCCTCCCCCGCCTCCTGTATTTTGTATTCCATTTGTAGCATATCTACTATCACTTAATCCAGACGCTCCATTACCTCCTCCATGTGTTCCATTTCCGCCCTTCTTAATTTTATTTGTATCTCCTGAACCTCCGCCACCACCTCCATAACCTACATTATTACCTGATATATCAACATTTACACCATCACCTCCCTTTCCTAAATTAGGCCATTGGACATCATTACCATTTTTACCATTATTATTATCATTTATACGAATACCACCACCTCCTCCTCCACCATTAAAATTAGCATAACCACCATCTCCACCATTTATGCCTTTATTATATATATTATTAAAATATATATTATAAGATGTAAAACCTCTACCTCCATTACCACCAGCACCTCCTATATTAGAACCAGTATTACCAATAGTATTAAGATTACCACCTGCGCCTCCTCCATATGCTTTAAAATTTATAGTTTTATCACTACTAATAATACTTGATATTTCTCCATTTTTTCCTGCTGTTCCTCCTTCACCAATAGTTATATCATATATACCAGCTGTTAAATTAATACTTACACCTTTTTTCCATGGAAAACCTTCCCTATCTGTATAAAATATTACTTGACCTCCACCACCTCCACCACCTACAAGTGTTCCACCTCCACCACCACCACCAACAATTAATAGCTCACATTTTACATCTTTACTTATATTAATTTGTTGATTTTTAGTGAAAGAAATATATTTAAAATTATTTGTATTAGTTGATATTATTTTATTTATATTCAAATAATTAATTCTTATAGCATTTTGAATAGATATATTATATAAAATTATATTATAATAAATTTTTTTGTATAATAAAAATCCTAATATATTTTCAGGAGTTTGTAAAAGTATTTCTTTTTTATCAAAGAAATTAATATCAAATCCTATTTGTAATTGAATTGTATCATAATCTAATATTGGATTTAATATATTTCCGTTTGTATATAAAGAAGGATAATTTTTTTGAAAAAAATTTAAATAAAAAGTAAATATATTAGTATCAATATTAAAATTTGATAATTTTGAATTATCTGTATTATCAATAATTATATCTAATTTTTCAATAATTTTAGTAAATTTTATTATATCATTGTCATTTTCGTCATCTTGTTTTAAAAGTTGAATATATAAACTCGCATATAAATTTAGATAAAATGCGGTTTGATAATGAAATTCTGCTAATTTATCATAAGGTATCATATTATCAGATAAAGATTTTGGGGGATATTTACCACTAAAATTCTTATCAGTAAAAAAAGATTTTTTTAGAATATTCCTCATATTCACTTTTTGTAATCATATTCTATCATTATTAATTTATAATTTTCCAATAGTATATTGTGAGGGATTAACAATAGCCCAATAATTCTTATTCATAATCATTCGTGTTGGTTGAATAACAGCAAATGCGAAATAAATCATTAGAATTGTAATTAAGATAATACATAATATTATTACGAATATATATAATTGTGGTGTAGTTGAATAAATAACTAAACATATTAATAAGATTATAGCAAAACAAGCAATGAAAAAGACTACGTTAAATAAATAACTTATTTGTTTTTTTATTATTTCAATCATATTAAATAAATTCGTTAATTTAATCTTATTATTTTCAATTTGTCTCTTTTTCTCCAAATAAAGATTGTATAAATAAATATTACCATCTTGCGAAAAACTTTTACTTCCAATAGTATAGACATTCATTCGTAAATTATTTAATAAATCATTAACAGCATTTGAATAATCATTAATATATGGTAATAATAAATTATAAAATTTCGCATGATTATTTCTATTAGTATTTGAAGTAGTATCCATAGTTATCAGTGTACCTGTTCCATTTATTATAATAGTAGTTATCGCTGATACAAAAGTAGGACTAATAGCAAATTTTTCATACATATTTACATATTTAAAAGATGTGTAATAAATGAATGTTATTACAATTAATGAAATTAATAATATTATATATATAGCATTTTTAGTGTCATTAGAAAATATTGGAAAAATACTTATTGAAATTATTGCTATTATTATTATAATTAAAGCAATTATAACAAATGTAGCATATGATTTAATAGAATTATAATTAATATATTGTTGATTATATAATTTTGTAGAAATATTCAATTTATCTTGTATTTTAACATATTCATCTCTTAAATTATTTAGAACATTTATTTTATTTTTATAATTATTCTTCTCAATAATATAATCATTACTACTATTATCTTTTTGAAAATTATTTTTATTTAAGACAGTTATATTATTTAAATTTTCTTTTATAGTTTGACAAACAACAGATGTATATAAACAAAAACCTGAGCATGATCTTAAATCTTCAGCTATTTTTATGTTACTACTTGTTGTTTCCCTTAAAATTGCACTACCATTTTCATATAAATAATTAATATATATTATATTTTGAATAGATATATTATATAAAATTATATTATAATAAATCTTTTTGTATAATAAATATCCTAACATATTTTCAGGAGTTTGTGATAGTATCTCTTCGATAATTTCTTTAAGCTTTGAATTATTTTTAGTTTTAATTATTTTATTTTCTTCCGGAATTGATGATAAAGAATTTGATTTATTTAATGATATATTAGTGAAAGTATCATCATCAGTTGATTTTATCATCAAATTATTTATAAAAGAAGTAGTAGGAACTAATGTTAATTTATTAGTTCCAAATATTGGTATATTATTTGATAAAACATTTGAATAACCAGAATCATAACATACATTAGTACTAAGAGTACCAGCAGAATATAAATGTTCTTGAGTTGATGTCTTAGCTTCAAATGTTTTAACATAAAAGGTAAATACATTTGAAGTAGGATTAAATTCTGATATTTTATAAGTTTTACTTGTATCACCATCATTTCTATGACCAGTTGTATTATCAATAACTATATTTAAATTTTCAATTGTATCGGCAAATTTTATTATATTATTATTATTATCGTCATCTTTTTTTAAAAGTTCTATATGTAAAGTTGAATATAAATTTAGATATAATGAAGTTTGATAATGAAATTCTTTTAAATCGGTATAAGTTATCATATTATCAGATAAGGATTTTGGGGAATATTTACCACTAAAATTCTTATCAGTAAAAAAAGATTTTTTTACATATTCATCATATAATTCTTTATTGATTGACATATTCTATTATTAATAAATTATAATTTTCCCATTGTATTTTTAGTTGGATTAACAATTGCCCAATAATTCTTATTAGCAATCATTCGTGTAGGTTGAATAATAGCAAATGCGAAATAAATCATTAATATAGATATTAAGATGATACATAAAATAATGATATATAGATATAATTGAGGAACAGATGAATATAATACTAAACCTAATAATAATATTAGACATAAACAACAAACAATGAAAACGAAATTAAATAAATAACTTATTTGTTTTTTAATTATTTCAATCATATTAAATAAATTCGTTAATCTAATATTATTATTTGCTAATTCCTTCTTTTTCTGTAAATATAAGTTATAAACGATAATATTAGCATCTTGCGAAAAACTTTTACTCCCAATTGTAGAAACATTTATTCGTAAATCATTTAATAAATCATTAATAGTATTTGAATAATTATTTATTACAGGAAGTAAGAAATTATAAAAGTCAGCATGATTTTTACGAGGATTATTAGAACTTGTTGGAATTGTTAATAAGCTATTCAATAAACAAACTATTAATGTTTGATTTCCAGTTAATTCGCTACTACTAGCAGTTCCGAAATTTTCATATAAAACTACATATTTAAAAGATGTGTAATAGATAAATGTTAAAATTAAAAGAACTATGAATATTATTATATAAATCGCATTTTTAGTATCATTTTTGAAAATGGGGAAGATACTTAAAACAATTATAAAAATCATGATAATTATTAAAACGATTATCATATATGTCGCATAATTCTTAATTTTATTATAATTAGTTAATTGTTGATTATATAATTTGATAGAAATATTTAATTTATCTAATGTTTTAGCATATTCTTTTTTCAAATTATTAAAAACATTTATTTTATTTTTATAATTATTTTTTTCAACAATATAATCATTAACATCAAATGTATCTTGACTTATTTTTCGTAAATTTTCAATATTATCATTTACTTTACCTATAATATTATCATTTTGTGTTGTAAATGGAAATGATATACGAGGAGTTGCTTTGGTATCTAATGCTGGACTAGTTATATCAAAAGATTGACTTGTATTATTCAAATAATTTCTTCTAATCGAATTTTGGATATCAATATTATAAAGAATAATATTATAATTAATTCTTTGATATAATAAATATCCTATAATATTTTCTGGCGTTTGAACTAATATCTGTTTTAAAACATTTTTTAATTTTGTTGTATCATTTAAATTATCTATATTTGTTTTATCATAATTATAATTATTATTAACAACGTTATTAAATATATCAGGAAAATTAGTTAAAATTGTTGGAAATCCTCCAAAATTAGGAATGTATCTTTTAAAATCATCATCAAAACCATATCTAGAATAATATTTATTACCATCAATAGTATATATAATAGATGGGTTTGATAAATTATCGGGAATTGTTATAACCTTATAATAAAAAGTAAATACATTAGTAGTAGAATTAAAATTAGATAATTTAGGAGGATCACTAATCTCAGTATTAATATTAATCTTCAAATTATTAACAAATTCACTAAATTTAATAATATTATAATCATTTTCTTTTTCTAATTTTTTTAATTCAATATATAAAGCTGTACATAAATGAAGAAAAAAAGAGGTTTGATAATGAAATTCGGGTAATTTATTACAATCTATCATATTATCCGATAAAGATTTTGGGGAATATTTACCACTTAAATTTTTATCTGTAAAATAAGATTTTTTAACAAAATTATCATAAACATTTGAATTCATGTTCTATTCTATCTAATATTTAGATTTAATTATGTAAGATAATTCTTTTATACCTTCTATTAATAAACCTATGATATTATTATAAGCTATTGCTTTTGTTTTTTCATCAGTTTCATAAACAACTTCCGGAATTATTTCTTCTACTTCTTGGGCAATCATCCCAATTTGTCTCTTATCATCATTATTTTTATAATTAAAATATACTCCTCTTAATTTTTCTATCTTATCCAACGGATTTTCAATTTCTTCAATATTTTTCTTAAAATTAATATCTGATAATCCTATAACATTACCTGATACATAAATATTTCCATCAACTTTAATTTTATAATCTTTATCATAATTCTTAAAACCTACATTTAAATATCCATTAACTAATAAATTAGAATTCGCATCATCCCATCGAAGATTAGAAGTTTCCTTTAATGAATTATAATCATTAGCAAATATGAGATTAGATTTAGAAATCTGGTTAAATCCTAAACCACCTTTATTTAATCCTATTATACCAGTTATATTAGAATAATTGAGATTAGTAATATTTGAACCATCTCCAAATATATATCCATTAATTAATAAATTAGAATTCTCATCATCCCAACGAAGATTAGAAGTTTCCTTTAATGAATTATAATCATTAGCAAATATAAGATTAGATTTAGAAATCTGGTTAAATCCTAAACCACCTTTATCAAATGTATTAATTCCTGTTATTTGTTCAAAATTAAAATTAAGATTAGTAAAATTAGAACCATTAAGAATTAGATTAGAACTAATATTAATATTACTTAAATTTAAAGTTTTTGAATTATAATCAAAATTAAAATCTGGAAAACTATTAATATAATTACTACCACTTCCTATTAATACTTCCCCTAAATTAAATGAATTTCTTCCAGTTCCACCTTTATCTACTTGAACTGGTGAAATAAGATTAGAAGGATTGATATTCGATAGATTAGAACCATCACCAAATATATATCCATTAATTAATAAATTAGAATTCGCATCATCCCAACGAAGATTGGATGTTTCTTTCATAGAATTATTATCATCGGCAAATATGAGATTATATTTAGAAATTTGATTAAAACCTAAACCACCTTTATTAAATGGAATAATACCTCCAATAGTTTGGAAATCAACTTTTAAATTACTTAAATTATAACCATCACCATAAAAATATGGAGCATATATACTACCTTCAACGAATAAATTAGAATTGCTATTATCCCAACGAATATTAGAAGTTTCTGCTACTTGATTATCTTCATTAGCAAATATAAGATTAGATTTAGAGATTGTGTTAAATCCTAAACCACCTTTTTTAAATGGGACTATACCTCCAATAGTTTGAAAATCAACTCTTAAATTACTTATATTACAACCATCACCGAATATTCGCGTTGCTATTAAATCACCATTAATTAATAAATTAGAATTCGCATCATCCCAACGAAGATTAGAAGTTTCCTTTAATGAATTATTTTCATTAGCAAATATAAGATTAGATTTAGAAATCTGGTTAAATCCTAAACCACCTTTATCAAAAGTATTAACACCTAATATTTGTTGAAAAGTAAAATTAAGATTACTGAAATTAGAACCATTAAGAATTAGATTAGAACTGATATTAATATTACTTAAATTTAAAGTTTTTGAATTATAATCAAAATTAAAATCTGGAAAACTATTAATATTATTACTACCGCTTCCTATTAATATTTCACCTAAATTAAATGAATTTCTTCCAGTTCCACCTTTATCAACTTGAACAGGTGAAATAAGATTAGATGGATTGATATTCGATAGATTAGAACCATCGCCAAAAAATAAATTTCCATAGATATTTTTAGCGAATATATTAGATGTTATATATAAATTAGAGGCTCCTATAATATTCCCTTTTGTAGTTGATATATCTCTAAAAGCGGTTATATTACAACTTGATATTAAATTGAGACCACATCTAATATTACCATATACAGCAATAATATCATAATAACTTACAATTCTATTATAAGCAGTAATATTATTACTTGATATTATACTATTGTTAGCAGTTATATTTGAACCACTTGTGATATCTCCATAAATGCTTGATATATTAGAAGCAATAACAATATTAGAATTACCGATGATATTAGAAGTTGATATTATTCCTTTACCACTGATAATATCGCCATAGGTAGTTGAAATATTAGAAAGATTTGAAATATTTGATAAACAATTTATATTACAATTAAAAATACTATTAATATTAAAACTAATTCTTTTAAGTTCCTCATTATAAATTATATTTGACGAAGAATACACGAGGTTATTTGAGGAATACATGATACCATTTTGATTATAATTATTAACGAGGTTATTTGTTTGAACATTATAAACATTTGAACCATCGGCAATTAAATTTTTACAAACCATATTAGAATTAATGAATACATCTGTATTTATGACTAAATTTGAATAATTATAATTAAAAACGGATTGATTTTTATAAATGGAAAATAAATAATTGCTTATTTGTATATCATCAATTGAATTTGTATCACTTATTTTTTTAATAATACTCATAGACAAATTATATCCATTAGCATCCATTGATAAAGAAAAACTATGAGTATTTGGAGGAATATTAAAAAAAGGTCTTTCATCCCAATTATCAAGAACAGAATTATATTTATAGATGATTATAGAAGAATTATTAGAGAAATGAATAAATTTTCCATTTTTAGATAAGACGCCTTTATAACCACTTTTATAGAAATAATAAGATGGTTGTATATCAAAATATTTAATAATAGTAGTAGAATTATAATTGATGATTTTATAATCTTGGAAATTTATGTCATATATGAAATGATGTCCTAATGACGTTGATATAAATATTCGTGTATTAAATCCAGCAATACTTAAAGAAGTTATAAAAGAATTGGGAAAAGATGAATTGAATTTAAGGAAATATAATTCGTAATCTTTGATGATATATAAATTAAAATAGGCAAATGTGGAAATACTCAAAGAAGTAGTATTAAAATCATAATTAAGGACAATTAACGAACCATCATTATTAGCATCTATAAATATCTGTCTATTATTAAATGATGAATGGAATGAATTAAATGTGAAAAAATCTAAAATCCTTTCATTATTTTCTGGAATATCTTTAATAAATAATTTATAATTATTATTTGTAATTGTTGATATTAGTATATTACCATCGCCAGAACATGCTATCTTATTTCCTATATAATTATATGTATTATTTGAATTAATACTTAGAATTCTATTAGGGTCTCTAACAAGATTAGATGAATATTTATAAATTCCACCGGTCTGTGTTCCAGATGCTAATTTTTCCTTAACAGCTCCTATATATATACTTGAACCATCTTTCGAAACTGCGAATGATTGTCCAATGGCTAAATCATTATTAATAATAGGATATTTAACCCAATTATTATTAACTAATTTATATATGATTATATAATTAATATTCGCATCAATTGTTGAATAACCTGAGATAATGATAGTAGAATTTTCATTAATAAGAATGGGATTTATATAGGAAGTATTAGTAGAAGTAGTAACTAAGGATTGTTGAAAATTATCAGTATATAAGATATTAGAAGATGGGATAATTGAATTGATATTTAAAATTCCATCATTAACTTCTAAAGAATTAATATTAAATTTTCCATTATAAGAAATATTATTTAAATTAACAACATTTATTGGTAAATTATTATTATAAATTAATTTACCTTTAATAATTACATTACTTTCAAAAGTAGTATTCCCATTTACATGAAGTGGCGTTATTGGTTTTATAAGTCCAATTCCAACATTACCACCGTCATAATAAATATCATTTACATTCTTTTTCCATATAGACGTTCCAGAACCACTACCTGAAAAAGGAACATCATTATTAAATATAGAACCTAATATATTAATATTTCCATTAACAATCATAGAATAATTTGAATTATAAAGGATATTTGAACCAATACCGACGAAATTTTGGACAAGAAGACTATTATGAGGAGTATTTTTATAGAAATAATCACCACCTATAATAATACTTCCTTTGGATTTTATAGAAGTTCCATAGAAGTCATCATTAAGATTTATATTAAAAGGGGCATTATTAGCACCAAGAGAAAAGAGGTCATTAAAATATGAGAGGAGGAATACTGAATTATTATCACAGCAAAAATCGAGAACATTAGGAATATCACTAATCTTATAAATTTGTTGAGTAAGATATAATTTATTTATATTACCAAAGATATATACATTAGAATTCGCATCAATTACGATAGAACTATTTTTATTAACTTTTATAGATTTTATTTTAGGAATTTGATTAAAATAATTAATTCTTTCGGCAGTTGAATAATTATTATAAGATGACGAATATCCTTTTTTTAAAGTTAAATTATTCGTATTTCCACCAAATGACCATAGTCCTTGATTTGTTTGAAGTATAGTATGCTCATCGCCAGACGCCATATCTTCAATGATTAAATTAGGTGGAAGTGTAATAATCGAATAATTATTTTTATAATAATATAATTTGTAATCATTTGTAAGAATTATAAATGTATTATCTAAATATGTTTCAATTTTGCGAAGATTTATGAAATTATCTATAACAGTCGAAGAATTCGTAGATAATACAGCTCCGGAATTATCAAGATAAAAGATGTAATTTAGAGGAGATATAGCAAAATCTCTAATAATTGTATTTTGTAAAACGAGAGTTCCATTGAGATATAAATTATTATTATATGTATAAGCATAGCTATTATATTTTGCCTTGAATGTATTATAAAAGAAATTGGATGATAATAAATTTATTTCATTATTGGTATTGGAATATGTATATAATTTATTATTCTTAGTTATTAGAAATAAAGATATATCATTCGCAAATATTTTAATGATAATATTTTCAGTGTCATTATATAATCTTATTTTCCCTTTAAAATCCATAACACTTTCAGCGGAAGGATTGGACGTTAAAGCATCAATATTCAAGATATTAATATTAGAAGTTGTTATAGTAGATGCTTGAAGATTATTAATAATAGTATTTGAGGATGTAATAATTAAATTTGAATTGGATGTTATATTTTTATTTATATAATCAACAGATGTATTAAGATTAATGAGATTGGAGCTTAATGAACCAATGGAATTATTGCTTAAAATTAAATCAACATTGCTATTAATAATTATGGAAGATTGAAGCGAATTCAATTTATTAATAAATAATTCATTATTAATAATAGTAGAATTATTAGTAGTATTAAAAAATGGTGTTTTTATTTCATTTGTTTTTAATAAACCTTTGACATTTAATTTAGCAGTAGTATCCAAAGGAGAGCCATCATCATTTATAACAATTGTTCCTAATTCTGTATATATGTCAATGATATGTTTAGAATTGCTTGAAATTACAAAGGCAGGTTGTAGAGGCATAGTATCAACTTTGTTAAGATGGAAATAATAGGAAGGAAAGGTTCCAATACCAATTCTTGAATTTTTAAAAAAGGCATTACCATCATTTAATTGAATTTGTGCGATAGGCGTAGTAGTTCCAATGGCGATTGAATTAGTATTATAGACTATGAAATTATTAATGGAGGGAAGATAAGAACTATCGATTTTATTATTATCATTAAGGATGACGACATTAGAAGGGAAGGAAGATGCTTGTATTTTTCCTTGAATAATTACATCACTATTAAAATAATTAGAATTTGCCGAATATGTAATAGAATTATCTGTAGAATTAAAGAGGAAACCTGAATTATTATTAAATAGATAAGATGGAGATTTAACAGGAATTTTAAAAAAATTGGAATTTGAATTTAATTCTAATAAATTAATATTAGAATAATCATAATTTAGATTATCATTTTTAACTGAAATTTTATATTTTTCATATATGCTCATATCCCTTTAATAAAGATTTATGTTTTATTTTTAATAGAAATCATTAATAATTCTAATTCTTTTTTATTTTTTTTCAATCTGTTCCATTCAGCAATAGTTTCATCTTTAATTTCTTTATTATCTTTTTTAATTCCAGAACTTTCGTAATCTTCCTTTAATTTATTTTTATAATAACTGTAAAATATATTATAATCGGTTTTCTTCACTTCTTTTTGTATTTCTTGTGGAGGTGGTTGAACAACTTCTTCAATAATTTCAGGAGGAGTTTCTGTTATCAATGGTTCTTCATGAGTAACAATTAACATTCCATTTTTACGAAACCAAACCTTCTTATTATTCTTCATTTGAACAGACCAAATTAGACCATCTTTTCCTGTCATCTCATGACCAATATTATAGGCGACGGCTGAATAACCAAGACCTTTTGGAGATTGTTCTTTTCCATTAAAAGTTTCAGTAGAGATATTAAAACATGAATTATTAGGAAGGAATTTTTTAATCATTAATAAAATTTAAAACAGATTATTTAAATCATTTTTTAAATTTTACATAAAAATAAAAGAAGATTTTAAAAAACTGATTTGGGATTTTAATAAAATAGAATAATAATGCCGAATTTCTATATTAGTCTCGATGAAAAGTTTGATGAACTAATTGAAAAAGCAAGGGTGAATGAAAATAAGGTTTTTATACAAGAAATCGTTTTATTGAAATCTTTCATATATGATATATATACGAAAGATAATGATTATGAAAATGCTTATTTAAGAAAGGAATTAAAGTTGATTGATTTAAGTATTTAATCATCTTTTGTTCCTCCATCATAATCTTCCATAAATTCGTCATTAAATTCTTCTCCACCACCTTCTGACAAATATTCTTCATCTGGTTCTACATCACTCTTTTCACTTTCATCTTCGTCATCTGTTTCATTTTCATCGCCACTTTTTTCACTTTTCTCATTATCATCTATTTCATCTTCTTCATATACATCAAAATCATCGTTCTCATCATTAGGATTTGGATTTAATTCATCGTCATCATCTGTTTTAATTTCATTCTTAATAAATTCTTCCTTATTTTTAATAGCTCTACCGATAATAGAAATATGTTTATCAAATAATTGATATTTTTTTCCACAAACTTCTATTTTAATTTCTTGACCTTTAACGAGAGTTTCTAAATTTATTTCAGATTTTATACCTGCCGAATTTGAAGGAATAATTATTTCAAGAATTGGAATATTTTGATAATATCCTTCGGCTAATACACCCATCTTATTAATATTCTTAACTTTACATTTAATAATAGAACCTTGGATAGGATTACATATTTCGGCAAGACATTGAACACAGAACGAAGTATTTCCGTTAAAATGTTGATTTTTCACGAGACCAATAGAACGTTTAATAATCTTAATAGAATTATTTTTAATATATCCATATTTAGAACATATATTTTCATAATTTTCTTTAATTTTTTTTAGAATTGTTTTTTCAAAATCAAGGTCAAGTTCATTAGGAGATAATATGACATTTGTTTTAAATTTAATTGGAATAAATAAATCACTTGACATCTCTTATTACTTATTAATATTTAATAATTAAATCATTTTTTATATCAATATAAAAAAATGACAATTATTATTTATAATTAATTAATAGGTAATAAATAAAAATGGAATTGTCAAGCACAGACCCGATATTCAAGATTTTAAATGATCTAAAATCTTATATTAATGATAAAAATGAGGTCTCTATCAAATTTCATAATTACACAGAATGGACTGAAATGGAATTTGATAATTTTGCGAAAGTTTTTAGAAATAATTATAAGGAAATTATAGAAGACGAAGTTCTCGAAGTAGTTAATGAAGATAAGGTTTTAAAGATATTTAAAATAGCAAACATCATTAAATATTGTACATCTAATAATCACGCGAATTTAAATCATAAATGGGAAGGGTTTGAAATTGTTAAAAAAGATGTTGTTAATAATTTATTTGATATTAACTTGGAATTTGATATTAAAAAGCGCGTAGATATTGAGGAAGTTCCTGAATTTAATAAGAAATTGAAAACATTTAAATTAATCAAGAAATTTCGATATGATTTAGGGAATGGTTTTGAAGTTGTTGGAATGATGGTTAAGAGTAATAATATGGAAGTTGAAACATTAAAAAAATCTAAGATTTTAATGGCTAATAGAAATTATGAATTTGAATTGATTATTAAAAACGATAATAGACAATTAATATTAGAAAATATTATTAATGTCCTAAAATCTTTCTTTATGACTAATATATTATTAACGAAGAAACAACAAAAAGAGGTTTTAGATGATTATATGAAATTAGTTAAAAAGGATATGACAATTCCACATTATTTCAATGAAGTTCCTTTATTAACTCCTAAGCCTATTACATTAGAAAAATCAAATTTAAATAATCCTGATGATTATGGAGCAGTTTCTATTTTAAGAAATTATGTAGTTACTGAAAAGGCCGATGGAGAAAGAGTATTGATATATATTAATAATGTTGGTAGAGTATTTATAATTAGAAGTTCTTTAAAAGTCGAAGAAACTGGAATAATTGCTAAAAAAGACGCGTATAATTCCTTAATAGATGGCGAATATATTGATTGTCATAAGAGAAAGGATGGAAGTAGCAAGAATTTAATAGCTACCTTTGATATTTATTATCAAAATGAAGAACAATTAACATCTTTACCATTAATTGGAGATAATTCACGGAATTCGCGAATGATTAAACTTAGAGATTTCATGGACGTTTCTAAATGTAATGTTGAATATGTAGTGAAGGTTCATAGATATAGCGATAAGATTTTGAATGATTGTAAGGAAATATTAGATAATCCTCAAAATTTCCCATATGATATTGATGGATTAATTTTCACACCTGCTAAATTAGCCGTATATTCCTTCTATCCATCATTACCAGTTCCTATTACTCAAAATAATAGTTGGGAGCGATTATTTAAATGG